AATATCAATGTTAGTCGTGAGTTCAAGAAATTTTCCAGGTGTCTCCGGCCTTTCTATAGGCTGGATCTCGTAATAAAGGGATGTTCTTCTATTAAACATCAACAGCGCTCACACACTGTTGGAAAGGCCCCGAAACGGGTATCACGAGAAGTTCAACTTTGAAAGCACGACACTATCATACATTTGTTGCATTTTGTCTGTGACTTTCAAGGCCGGCCCCACCTGGAGACTCTCTTCAATTCTGACTTGTTCCTCAGGGGTAATGCCCCAGGCTTCGCAAAAGGACTCGCGAGCAACTTTATCGATGACGGCATCTTCATTTGATTGCCAGTACTTTTGCCGCGTATATGAGATGTATTTCTTTCGGTCTAGTGGCAATAGTTTGCCAGTTGGAGCGGCTTGCATGAGTTTGTTGCCGAGCACATACCCAATCGGGAGACCGTAATTAATGGCACGTTCGCCTTTCCCAAGTGAGTACAAGAAATCTCTAGATCTTTTCGCCCCGAACAGGTTACTCGACCATCCTATGCGGCGCAACATTCTTTCAGGCGATCTAGCCAAGATCCAGCCATACCGCGTGAGCACGGGCCTGGTTTGACAGTAGTCCATTTTGGAAAACTCATCCGTCATGTCAAACTTCATCTTGAATCCACAATCCTTGAAGAATGATATGTCCAATGCCCTTTGAAGATCACTTCTCTCTATCATCACCACTGAGTCGTCGCCGTTGACGCTCATGCTATACTTGGTGATTCCAACAACACCTAGATATGCCGTTATCATTGCATACATCACCAGACTATTACCAAGTCCCGTGTCCATGTGACCACTCATCCGGGTTCCGTTCGTTTTATATCTCAGACCATTAACAGTGCTTCCGTAATTGTTAAAGGTGTGAGAACACATCCACCTGATGAATTCACGCTGCGCGGGGTCGCTGAGAAGATTTGGGTACCACTCAGCAACCAGGCGCAGCATTTCTGTGGAAACATGGGCATCGAAATTGCTAGCATCCAGCAACAAGAATATTGGATCATTGAAATTCTCTCTTTTGTTGTTCAGGTCTTCTGCTATCTCATGCAAATTGCCTCCTTTTCCGAAGATTTTTGTGTCGTATTTGTCGTGTAGCGAGTATATTTGAGATTCTACCGCGTGAGTGAAGCGGCCCATTTCTAAGGCTCCAGTGGGGCGCATAAACTGGATTAATCGGCCGGCTTTAGTCAAGTCTGACTCCTCTTCTTTGTCTGCTTTTACGAATCCGCGGTTGTAAAAATCAGTTCTATTGAGAGCTCTGGTGTTGAGCTCGACCATCGCACGAAAGTACTTTATTCTGTGTCTTCCAAGATAGGTGTTAACAACCTGTTGTCTACTCCTCAAGAACACCGGCTCTATTGGCGTACCATCTGGCCGGTTACAGCTCAACAGCCCATCCAAGGCCCTCCGCAAAAGCGGAATGACCGATAGGCTGACTGGAGGAGTGTCCATCTGATGACGGAATCTGAGCGCAATGATTTCATTGCATAGACAACCGTTGTGTGTGAAAGTTAGAATGTCCATATTGCCGTTGGTGACCACAGCATACGGGTACATTCTGTTAGTGATCTTACATTGACCTAACTGACTGTTGTGCGGAATCTTTATCCATGATTTCTTTCGAGATTCA